TGCAGAACACATTGATGAGGTAGTGGATATGTTAGATGATGACAGAAAAGAATTAGTACAGTCATACGTAGATGATCCTGCACTATCAAGCAAAGTTATTGTTCTTTCAGGTGATAGAATTATTGATGGCAATCATCGTGCATTAGCTGCTGCTATCAAGGGTGTACCAATCAATTATGTTGACTTAGCTGACCTAGAAGAAACAGGAGATGATAATGAGTGAAAAGAACAATGAATACCCGGTATTGCCGGACGAAGATGGATATGATAGATTTCGTAATCCATACAGTCCTGTATAGATCACACTACCTTTTTAAGATAGAGTGATAAATAGAATATGTATTACATATATGCTTATATCGATCCTCGGACAGACCTCCCTTTTTATATAGGTAAGGGAAAGAATAATAGAAAGTTTTCCCACCTCAGGGAACAGGATGAAACCTCAGAGAAAGTCAACTTAATTAAGGAAATACAACTAGTAGGACTTGAACCTAAGATCATTGAGTTGGAAAGCAACATTGAAGATGAGGCTATTGCATATAATCGAGAAAATTATTACATATTAATTTACGGTCGCCGGGGGATTGAAGCGAACGGGATACTAACTAATAAAGCATTGCATGGTCAACCGCCAAAGCCTATATGGGATAGCTCACGCAAGAAAAGACATAGTGAGTGGAACAAGAGTTACTGGACTCCTGAACGTATCAATGAACATAAAACAAAAAATCTAAAACCACTAACAACTGCTGGCCGAGAAAAGATTAGTCAGTCTAGTATAGGTACAGTTCCAGTTACGGATTTAGAAGGAAATAGCCTACGAGTTTCTAAAGCTATATTTACTATGGTGGACCGTACGGGCCCGTTGAGTACTCATACGTATGTAGCAGTATCATCAAAAGAAGCTAGACTAAGAAAGAGCTTAAAGAACACACCTTAGGACCGTTTAATTACGGAACATGTGGGCCGGCTGCTGGCCCGAGGAGTATATGGAGTCGTGCCCTGATACCTCGAAAGTGAGCACTAATTCTTTAACCAGATAAATATACAATGCGTTATACTGATTTTATCTTCGAATCCGCTGCTAGCGAACTAGCACACAAACTCACTTCCTTGAAAAAGCAAGACTATAGTTCCGTTGACATACTAATGAAACGAATAGGTCGCCGCCACGACATAGACGGTGAAAAATTGCATGACATGTTTGTCAGTAAATATGGTCACTCCCCTGACAATTGGATTAAGAAGTATAATTCTGAGCTAGAAGAAGAAACAACTGATGAATCTATGCTAGGTTTCCTTACCCAGAAGCCTACAACAAAAAAACCAGCATTAGACTACTCAGCAGTACGTCAGCAAGCAAAATCAGGTGATTCGTCTGCTAAAGTTTACAAAAGTCCAGAAGAATACCAAAGATCAACTAACAAACAACCAGTTTCTGAGGGTGAAATTGATAACTCACAGAACATGGACAAGATTAGAGACTTTGTTCAATGGGCAATCAAAACATTAAACGTTCAAAAACCTTACCCAAAGATCAAGTTAAGCACTGATACCAAAGATGCACAGTTAAATCATCGTACTGGTATGCATACCGACGATGGTCACATCTTGGTTTACATCAAAAACCGTAACCTAGTAGATATCTTCCGCACATTGTTCCATGAACTAGTACATGAACGACAAGACCAATTAAATATGATTGGCCCTAATGATAGTTACCCCGGTTCACCCATCGAAGCGATGGCAGATATGATGGCAGGTAAGTACATTAAGATATACGGCAAACAGCATCCGGAAATATTCCAATAATAAGAAAGAAAATATGGCAAATTATAACTCAATAAAAAACGCGGCACTAATAGCGCCGACAACTAACCCCGATCTTGGGTCAGCTAATAACAGATATGGAAATGTCTATCTTAGTGGTAATGTAAACATTGCTGGTACTAGTATCACTGCTAATAATGCTATTGTTCCTAGAATCGCATCTATTAGTTATCCAAATGATGATACTGCGGCCGACCCAGCTGGTGGTCAAAGCATATCATTGAATGGTTCTGGCTTTGTAGCTGGCGCTGCCGCATATATAGGTGGGTCGCTTGCCGGTGTAGTAGTCGTAATGTCTTCCTCACTGATTACAATAATAGCTCCCGCAAAATCTGCCGGCAATTATACATTGATAATCGTTAATCCCGACGGAGCGGGAGCAACATTTGTTCCTGGAATTCAGTATTCAGGCTTTCCTACTTGGTCTACTACTGCCGGCATCCTAGCGACAGTATATGAAGCAACACCAGTTAGTAACACAGTAGCTGCAACAAGTGATAGTCCAATTACATATTCAATCGCATCGGGAACACTACCGACTGGGGTGACACTTAATTCTACTACCGGTTTCATTTCAGGTACTGTTTCAGTAGTCAGCGGAACAACTTCATATTTCTTTGCAGTTGACGCGAAAGACGGAGAGAATCAAGATACTAATCGTAATTTCAGTTATACCGTGAATCCAGATACAGTATCTTGGTCGTCACCGGCTCCAGGCGCAACTTTATCAAGTATGATAGGATCTGCGTTTAGTCAGTCTTTGACAGCTATCAGCGCCGCCGGCAAGTCAATTACATACACTGCGAATTCGCTACCATCTGGTTTAAGTATTAGTGGATCTTCGATAACCGGTACCCCGACTGCAATATCATCAGCCTCAACTTTACTCACTGCAACATCTGCTGTCACGGGAAAAACATCTACTCAAACTATTAACTGGTCAATTATTGCATCAGTACCGGTTGCATATTTATTAGTAGCAGGCGCCGGCGGAAATCCTGTTGGCGGCGGCTATGGCGGTGGCGGCGGCGGCGGCGGCGTAGTTCGCGGCGATGTAGTGGTTACCAATAGACTAATAAATGTTGTAGTCGGCGCGGGCGGCGCGCCAGGTACCGGAGCCAATGCATCTGTTAGTACTAGCGGTGGCGACGGTGGAGCCAGTTATATTACCTCAACTGGTATCTCGTATACCATACAAGCGAATGGAGGCGGCGGCGGTGGTGGTCCTGGCCAGCCGGGTCGTCCCGGAGGTTCCGGTGGTGGTGGCGGCACCACCGGAAGCGCAGGCGGCGTAAGTAACAAGCTAACTATAGCAAATGCAACCTCATATGGTAACTCGGGCGGATCGGGCGGCGGCGCTGGGTGGAACCAAGGTGGCGGCGGCGGAGCCGGTGGTATCGGCAACTTTGGTTACTTCGGTGGAGCCGACCTCGGCCGAGGAACAGGTGGTCTTGGAGTATTGATTGATATGGGTGGCGGCGTAACTGGGACATACGGCGCCGGCCATACAGGAAACCCTTCGAACGCAGATACCGGTACTGCTGGTCTAGTAATTCTTCGCTATCCTGATACTATACCTGCAGCATCAGCGACCACTGGTAGTCCAGCTATCACTGTATCAGGTGGTTATCGAATCTATAAGTGGACAGCTAACGGTTCAATAACATTCTAACATCAACTTACGGTAAAGTTCACCCAGAAACATTCCGTTAAGCATTGACTTTCTCCTGTTACAGTAGTATACTAGCTACTTAACAGGAGAACCTATGAGTGATGCAAAAATGTTTAGCGGCGATCAAAAGATCAAACTTACCCAATTGATTAATGAAGGTATGGCAGTCATGCACGAGATTGATACTCTCAATGGCGGATTGACTGACACTATCAAGGCGATTGCGGAAGAAATTGAAGTCAAACCAGGCATTCTAAAAAAAGCAATTAGGCTGGCGCATAAGGCGGCCCTTACCCAATCAAATAAAGATCATGAGGAACTAAACTCGATACTTGAGGCGGTTGGCAAAACTTTGTAATATACTAAATTGGTTTTAATCTCCATCCCTTAACTGATTTAGGAGATTTTTTCTGATTAACCAATTGACTAACATTTCCTCTGGAAGCTCCAGTCTTGATGCAAAAATCATATGCAGTTGATTGCATGATTTCTTTAGTGGACATATTTTCAAATAGATATACTGCATGATCAAATGCTGGATTACTATTAGGTGCACCTTTTCTCAAATAATGATTATCTCCGCATTTTTTAATTTTTGCAGCATCATTATTCCATGCAGCGTCAGGCCTGGTCATTCTTTTTGATTGCGCTTCACGCCTACTGGGATCTTTCATATGATGAACGGCACCGGATCTTTTTGCAACTATTTCAGGATTTTTCATAGGATTATGTAGAGTAAAAAATGTACCCCCACCCCTTCCTTCTTCCGGCTTTGCATTGGCCCATATTTTCTTACCCAATGCATTAACCCCATGGACTACGTTCCATAAGTCACTGTAATGTCTACCGATATGAGTTAGTTCTTGTAGGGTGGTGCATTCATGTATCAGTTCACGCGAAATATTAAATCCGTGTATTTTTAGGTGTCTTTGCCAATAAATACCGCTTCCAAAATATTTAGATAAGTCTCTAGTGGTGTACCCGAGATACTTTAACCCAGTTATATTGTGAGTCATCACATATAATTTATAAATAGTCATGCTGGTGTTCCTTTCTTGAATATAACACTAGAGAGAGTGGGTATTATCAGTACCGCGACTCTCACTTATATTTATCATTTTTTATGTCCTTTTAAGTTTACTGTTTGATTAAAATATTGTATAATGTGTTTAATATGTATAAGGAGAATAAAATTTGAGTTATGTGGATGCTATCCATAGCCGCGATGAAGACAAGATTTATGTTGTCGAAAGAGATACGAATGGCAAGCGTCAGTACGTTGAACATCCTGCTAACTATGTACTCTACTACAGTGATCCTAAAGGTAAGCATCGTAGTATCTACGGTGACCCAGTGGGTAGGTTCACTACACGTAAGCGTGCTGAGTTTGAGAAGGAAAGACGTATCCTTTCAAATAAGAAATTGTTTGAAAGTGATGTGCCTGTTGTATTTCGCTGCCTAAGTGAACACTATCTCAAATCTGAAGCACCCAAACTTCATACTTGCTTTTTCGACATTGAAGTAGACTTTGATCCTGTCAAAGGTTTCAGTCCTACTAGTGATCCTTTTAATCCGGTAACTGCTATCAGTTGTTACTTAGATTGGTTAGATCAACTTGTTACTATGGTCATTGCTCCCAAGCACATGAGTAAAGAAACAGCACAAGAGATTGTTGCAGAGTTTGATAACTGTTTGCTTTTCGATAACGAGAAGGAAATGTTTGATGTATTCTTTCAATTGATTGAAGATGCTGATGTGTTGACTGGCTGGAACTCAGAAGGATACGATATTCCCTATATGGTTAATCGTGTCACACGGGTTATGTCTAAGAATGATACACGAAAGTTCTGCTTGATGGGGCAATTGCCTAAGCCAAGAGAATACGAACGATTCGGTAAGAAAGAAATGACTTACGACTTGGTCGGCCGCGTCCACTTGGACTATTTGCAACTGTACAAGAAGTACAACTATGAATCCCGTCACAGCTACAAGTTAGATGCGATTGGTGAAATGGAAGTAGGTGAAAACAAGACTCAGTATGAAGGTACGCTTGATCAATTGTATAACAAAGACTTCAAAAAGTTCATTGAATACAACAGACAAGATACTATGTTGGTGTTCAAGATTCACAAAAAACTTAAGTTCCTAGAACTAGCTAATCAACTAGCACACGAAAACACTGTACTGCTTCCAACAGTCATGGGTTCAGTGGCTATGATTGAAATGGCAATCTTTAATGAGGCTCACGAACGTGGGCTAGTAGTACCAGATAAAAAACGAAGGAATGAAGATGCAGATGAAGTCCAGCAAGCGGCAGGTGCCTTTGTTGCTACTCCCAAAAGGGGTATGCACGAATGGGTTGGTGCAGTTGACATTAACTCGCTCTATCCCTCGGTTATTCGAGCCCTCAACATGGCAGGAGAAAGTATTGTCGGACAGGTACGACAAACTCTAACTGACAAGTATATGCTTGACAAGGGTAAATTACTTGCAAGTAAGAAAAAGAGATACAAAGACGGTGACGATGATGTTACTGGTGCTATCTTGTGGGAAAACATGTTCGGTGCTATTGAGTATACTTCAATTATGAACCAAGAGCGTGGCACTATGCTGACATTAGACTACGAAGATGGTCGGTCAGTTGAAATGAGTGCTGCTGAAGTTTGGAAGTTAGTCTTTGATAGTCACAAGCCTTGGATGTTAAGTGCGAATGGCACGATCTTCTCGTATGAGAAAGAGGGTGTCGTTCCCGGACTACTAACTCGTTGGTATAGTGAACGTAAAGAAATGCAAGCGAAAGCTAAAGAAGCATATGGTACTGACCAATATGACTATTACGATAAGCGTCAGCTTGTTCGTAAGATTTTGCTTAACTCTGCTTACGGCGCATTGTTGAATGAGCATTGCCGATTCTATGATAAGCGTATTGGTCAAAGTGTTACACTAAGTGGTCGTCAGATTGTTCGTCATATGATGAGTAATATCAATGAATCTATAATGGGCGAGTACACACACGAAGGTGAATCAATTGTCTATGGTGACACAGACTCCTGTTATTTCAGTGCATGGCCTGCCATCAAGAACGAAGTGGCTGCGAAAACAATGGAATGGTCTAAGGAAACTTGTATCAGTCTGTATGACTCTATTGCTGACCAAGCTAATGATAGTTTCCCCGCATTCATGGAGAAAGCATTTCATGCCCCACGTAAGAACGGTGCAATTATCAAAGCTGGTCGAGAGCTAATCGGTGACCGTGCCATCTTTATCGTTAAAAAGCGTTATGCAATTAACATCTTTGATAAAGAGGGTAAGCGCAAAGACAAAGACGGTAGTGCTGGCGATATCAAAGCTATGGGTCTTGACTTGAAACGTGCAGATACTCCTAAGTATGTGCAAGAATTCTTACTTAATGTATTGACTATGGTTATTCAACAAGGTCGTCCACGTGAAGAAGTGATTCAAGTTATCAAAGCATTCAAACTTAAGCTGGCTGCGCAGGAAAGTTGGACTAAAGGTTCACCTAAGGGTGTTAACAGACTTACATACTACGGTGACCTAGAAGCTAACAGTAATAAAGGTAGAGAAAGTATGCCCGGACACGTTCGCGCTGCATTGAACTATAATTACTTGCGCAGAGTTCACAGCGACCAATACAGTCAAAAGATTGTAGATGGTATGAAGGTAGTCATTTGTAAGTTGAAAGATAATCCATTAGGATTTACATCAATTGCTTACCCAGTCGATGAACTACGATTGCCAGCTTGGTTCTGCGAGTTACCATTTGACGATAACGAAATGGAAAAAACATTGGTCGATGAAAAGATCGATAACCTGTTAGGTGTATTGAATTGGGATATCCGTAGCAACACTGATGTTAAGTCAACCTTCGATACCTTATTCTCGTTCGGTTAAACTCGATTTGACTTTCGCAATAAAACCCGATACAATACACATTACTTCTTCTTAAATATTCTAAAGGAAACAAAATGAAAGATACACTACAAAACATCATCCAGTATACTGCTGGATTGGGCAACATTGATTTAATTAAAATCACTGGTACTGATACAGAAACAAATATCGCTGCTATTGCAGAAGATAAATCTGTCATCATCACAGGCTCACTGACTAATCCTCATCCCGAGTTCATCGGTGTGTTCGGTATGCCTAACTTGCCAAAGCTAAAAACTATTCTTAGCTTTGACGAATATGATTCGACCGCAGTCATTACATTGACTCGCAAGGATCGTGATGGAGTTAGTACTCCGGATACGATTCACTTTTCAACCAAGAGTGGCGACTTTGTGAATGACTATCGTTTGATGGCTAAGATCATCATTGAAGAAAAGGTCAAGAACGTTGTTTATAAAGGCACTGGTTGGAATGTTGAGTTCGAACCTAGCGTTGCAAGCATCTTGCGTTTGAAGAAACAAAGTCAGGCTAACAGTGAAGAAAACACATTCGTTACCAAGACCGAGAACGGTGATCTGAAGATTTACTTCGGTGACGTAAGCACTCACAGTGGTAACTTTGTTTTCCATGCAGGTGTTACTGGTGTGTTGACGAAATCGTTTCAGTGGCCCGTCACTGTAGTTGCTAATATTCTTAGCTTGCCGGGTGACAAAGTATTCCGCATCAGTGATCAAGGTGCTGCCGAGATTGTAGTTAACAGTGGTATGGCAACATATCGTTACTTGCTCCCTGCTCAAACAAAATGATTGATTACGCATATGGCGGGGAATATTTGAGTGTGTCTAGTAGTAAGGGAGCAATCCCTCACTATAGTACATACGGTTCAGGTAATACCCCTATGATAGGAATGGTATCATATGACCCTAGTAGCCAATCGTTGACAGTGTATGATGGTGGCAGCTGGCACCCTATCGGCGGTGGCATCACAACTATTAATTTAACTGGTAACGCTATTAGCATTCTCAAATGGGCTGAACAAAAGATGTTTGAAGAACAAATGAATCTCAAGCTAGCAGAGACTAATCCCACTATCAAAAGTCTGATGGATGAAATGCACAAATACAAGAATCAAATCAATATGGTTAAGATTCTAATGAAAGACGAAGTTAAAGTTTAATGGAACAAGTAAATCTATCAGCAAGCCACAATCCCGAGTGGGCATTGTTCTTACCCGCAGTCAGCAGTTTTTACATTTCTGGCTTGGGCAAGCAACGCCGCGGTGAGCAGTACTTTGATGCTGCACGTATTCCTGCAAGTTTCAACGGTGATGTTGAGAAGTTAAACTTTCTTAACAGCAAAGAAGGACTGTATTACTACAAGTGGGGTTTGTATAGTGCTGGCCACGCCAACTTGGATACAACTATAAACGATCCGAGTGAATCAATTATTAGAGATCGTGAAGAAGGTACATTCATGTTGGGTGACTCAGGCGGCTTCCAGATTCTAAAAGGTCAATGGCCCGCAGACTGGAAAGATCCTGCTTGTCCTAAAGCTATGATTAAGCGCAAAGCTGTATTGAACTGGATGGATGCATACATGGATTATGGTATGTGTCTTGATATCCCATCACAGTCTCTTAGCACTTATCATATGAAGGATAAGAATGGTGTTTCATTACATGGTATCAAAACTATCGAAGAAGCTATCAGTGCTACCCATATCAACAATGAATATTTCATTCAGAATCGTTCGGGTAAGTGTAAGTTTCTAAATGTCTTGCAAGGTAGAACCCATACTCAGTCTGATGATTGGTATGAAGAAATGAAGAAGTATTGTGACCCAACTCAGTACCCAGACAATCACTTCAATGGTTGGGCTATGGGAGGTCAGAATAAGATTGATATTCACTTGTTCCTAAAACGCTTGGTTGGTATCATCCATGACGGATTGTTGGAAGAAGGTAAGCATGACCTGATTCATTGTTTGGGTACAAGTATTCTAGAGTACGCAGTGTTGTTCAGTGATGTACAACGTGCAGTTCGTAAGTATCATAACCCAAAACTTCAAATCACATTCGATTGTGCAAGCCCATTCTTTAGTGCAGCCAAGGGTCTGGCTTACTTCAATACAAACATTGAACACAACAAGAAGTGGTCATATAGTATGGAAAAGACTGCGGAGAAAAAGTCATATTCAACTGACACTCGCAAGTTCAGTACTGCTGTGCTAGCTGAGGGTATCCATAAGATGTTTACAGACTCTCCCGTAACCGATATGTTGGTTCTTAAGGACCTGTGCTATCGTGGTCAAGGCTTTATCGGCCAGCATGGCAAAGAGACTAAGACCAGCTGGGATACATTGAGCTACACTCTATTACAGAGCCACAATGTGTTTACCCATATGTCAGCAGTGCAAGAAGCTAATCGTCAATATGACACCGGTGTTATTCCAAAGATGCTGATGAACGATACATTTGAGCGTATTCGGTTCAGCGAAGTAGTCGATGAGATTTTCAGCTTGAAGGACCGAGCAAAGAGCTTAGCCTTGATCGAAGAATACAACGGGTTCTGGATGCAATTGAAATCAGGTAGTCAAGGTTTCAGTGGTAAAAAGGCTGTTAACGCGATGACTATGTTTAATCAACTGTTTGAAGAAGAATCCGGTGAAGAAGTTGAAATTGAAATTGACGAAGTAATCGAAGATAGTGATGATGCCATCAACGAAGCATTGGGTGAATGATATTGCTGAATACGGGCAAATCAGGCAGCACAACTAGTAAAAGTAGTGTATAATAACTTAAGAGAGAATTTAACAATGCAAATCGAACAAGTACTGACTGAGAAACGTCAACGAATCAAACAAGAATCCAAACGAATGATTTGGGTGACCTTTCGAAAAGAAGGTATTCACTGCTATCCTGCAGCAGGTCATGATCCGTCGCTGGCCACCGGGGACGAATACGATGTGAGCTTTCTTGGTACACCTCATCGACATATTTTTCACTTTCGAGTAGGCATTCAAGTAATGCACAACGAACGTGACATTGAGTTTATTCAGTTCAAACGATGGATTGAGAATCAATATTCTCAGAATATCCTTGAACTGAATAGCAAAAGCTGTGAAACAATCAGCGATGATCTCTATGAGGTTATTGCTAATCGTTATCCAGAGCGTGACATTCATATCGAAGTCTCAGAAGACGGAGAGAATGGATGCACTATATTTTATAACACAACTAAAACTCTTAACAACCTCGCTATCTAAGGAAACAAAATGGCAAAACTTAATCTTCAACCTAATCCACGTGTCTATCAACTCTTTGAGGACCTTGAGAAATACAAGGAATTCTGCGTGGACTATGGGTATAAGTTCGATGAATCAACCCTGTATGACATGCGCTCGTTTGCGTATCGTCAACATACCAAGCAACTTGCTGGTAAGTGGCCGAAGGATTCATGGGAAGACGCTATCCGTCGATAATTAAAATGCGTAAACTATATTACATGGGGTTAGAGTCTTACAAGGCTCGATACACTCTTCAACTCGAAGAGTGGAATCGTCGCGTATTCGACGCACGTGGACTTGATGTAGTTTACGTACCCGGCACTACATTAGACAACAGCCAAAAGATTGTCGTAGGTCAGGTTCTTGATGCCCACGGCCGAAGCTACTTTGGTATGAGTCAGATTATGAACCTTGTGCAAATGATGCAACAAGGTAAAGTAACTAGCGAAGATGTTATTTACTTTGAAGATATGTTTCAGCCAGGCTTCGAAAGTCTTGGATACATTATCAATCAAGTACCTGCAGAAATGCGTCCTAAAATTTATGTACGCTGTCTTGCTCAAGCAATTGATCCAGATGACTTTGTACACGTATGGGGTATGGGCAAGTGGATGGACTTGTATGAGAAGATGGTCAATGAGATTGTTTCTATCTCGGGTGGTGCGGTACTGGCAACAAACGAAGAAATGGTTATGCATATGAAGATTGCAGGTTGGACTGCTCCAATCTATAATATTAGTGGTCTAGCATTTGGCAAGAGTGAAGTACAGGAACGGGTTGAATCTATCAAGCCATTCAGCGAACGCAAACATCGTGTTGTGTTTTCTGCACGTTGGGATCAGGAGAAGCAACCTGACTTCTATATGGATCTGATTGAAGAATGGTTTAATCGTCATCCCGAATCAGGTGTAGAGTTTGCAGTATGCTCTGGTGCTGCACTAAAGAGCAATAACGACAGCTACATGGAACGTACTCGTTGTATGCAGTCCCGAGGACTATTGCACATTTACGAAGACTTAGGTAAGAATGATTATTACAATATTGTTAACGATAGTCGTGTGGTTTTTAATTGTGCATTACAGGATTGGGTATCAAACACCGTATCCGAGGCTGACGCTTTGGGATGCAATGTTCTGTATCCTGCTTACCGTAGTTTTCCTGAAACTTTTTCAAATGACCATACACGTTTATACAGCCCTTGGTCTATAGAAGATGCACTAGACAAGCTAGAGAAGTTATTGAAGAGGCCAAGTCCGTTGATGGGCAAGATTAGCAATTGGACAGATGGTACAGTAGGTCGAGTAGTTGATATCCTCGAAGGCAATGGCGAGCAGTGGCTACGTATGAGTACTGATTATCGTAAACATACACATGAAACAAAGTATTAAGGAGTAAGTTATGGCAACATGGGAACTAACAACCGAGTATAAGAAAAGTGCATTAGAGCGACAGCACTGGTGCAAGGATGGTAAAACTATTATCCGCGAAGAAGGTTATCGCTGGGGTAAATTCTATTGCGAAAGTGATGAGAAACCTGATATTGACTTGTCAGGCGATGATGAAGAATATGAACTCGGTGGTGATGAGTACGAGTGGGAACTAGATGAGCTTGACGATGGCTGCTGGGCTGATTGGACATGGCCAGCAGATATGTCAGATGAAGACCGCGAAGCAATCGAAGAAGCATGGGATGAAAATCATTTCGAAGGCCTTGAAGAATTAGGTTGGAGCAATGATGACACGGTGTATTTCTTTCAAGGTCCATTGAAACTTACTAACACTGACACTGGTGAAGAATTCACTTCTGCCGATGAGGAAGACGAAGACGAAGACGAAGACGAATCTAAATTCACCCCGTGGCATCAAGCAAGTATTAATCCAGGTCAAGTTGGCACATACGAATGTGTGATCTGTGGAGTAACAGCATGGCCGTTTCCGCAAATCAAAATGGCGGAATGGACAGGGACAGAATGGCAATTAGATGGTATCAAGTTGTCAGAGGGAATCAAGCAATGGCGAGGGCTTGTAAATAATCCAGAAACCGAAACTCAACAAAAGGAAACAAAATGAGCGCACATACAGAAATCGAAACACAAATCGCAGCATACCAAGCTGAATCAGCAAAATTTGAAGCAGGTAACTCAGCAGCAGGTACTCGTGCCCGCAAAGCATTGGGCGAGCTATCAAAGGCAGTCAAGGCTCGTCGTAATGAAATTACCGAGACTAAGAACGCACGAAAAGAAGCCAAGGCTTAATGTGAAAACACAACGGGAAATTTGGGAATCATTAGCGAAACCCAAATATCCTACCTTAAATGAACATCAGTTGGCTGAGTTAAAAATAGAAGCAGTTACTCAATGGGCCTTCAATGAAGACACATAACTCTGTAAAATCTATGACCAGTATGTAATGATGAAGAATTTACTGGGCGCGAAGGCTGAAGCATAAATAGAATGTAAGCTACACAACGGTAGCTTACATTTCAAAAACAAACCATCACAAAGGAAGGTTATCATGAGTTACAATAAAACAAAATACAGCGAAAAAATGATAAATACTTGTACGAACAAGGATTATCATGCACCAACCATACACTTATCTCATAAAACATATACCGACTGGCAGAGTTTACTATGGACTCCGCTTTGCTAAAGGCTGTCACCCCGGAGACCTTTGGGTGAAGTACTTTACCTCATCAAAGGATATTCAGCAGTTGATTGCTGAATCTGGAAAAGATAGCTTTGTAACAGAGGTTCGTAAAGTGTTTATTGATCCCTTAGCAGCTATTAAGTGGGAGATAACAGTATTACGCAGGATGAAGGTCCTACAAAGAACTGATTTCATAAACCGAAATATTCCCGGTACGACTATTCGGTTTACACTCAGTGAAGAAACCAAGCAGAAAATGAGGAAACCGAAGTCGGTACCTCGTACTAAAGAACATACTGAAAAGATTGCGGCCCAGACGCGCGGCGTTCAGCGAGGCGCTAACTCTTCGGAACATTGTGCTAACATATCTAAGGGCAAAAAAGGTAAGAACTTTGGTAGGGTGGGCGAGAATGCACCTAGGTATGGTAAATTGAAATCAGATGCAGAACTATTAAAAATGTCATTGTCAATGAAGAAGAAAAAATGGATGAATAATGGGATTAATTGTGCATTCGTAGAACCGGATGATATTGACTTGTACATAGCAAGGGGATACAATATGGGCAGAGGCTCAAATAAGTTTTCAAAGGAAATATAAATTGTCATATAATAAAACCAAGTGCGATCCAGAATTGGGTCAACGAGTTCACGAACATCTAGTTAAGATGGGAGTAGAAACTCCATCCACGCCAAACAAACTTATCCGTACTGATAAGATTCACATCATTGAAGGTCACTTCAAAGCTATCATGGAAACACTAGGGCTTGACCTGAGTGATGATAGTTTGATTGAAACACCAAAGCGTGTTGCAAAAATGTTTGTGAATGAAACGATGTGGGGCCTTGATTACGAAGCATTCCCCAAATGCACTACTGTCGATAATAAGATGAAATATGACGAAATGGTAGTAGAGAGAAATATAACAGTTCAATCCTTGTGCGAACATCATATTTTACCAATTGTAGGAAAAGCAACAATTGCGTATGTTCCTAAAAATAAAGTACTAGGGTTAAGTAAAATGCCTAGAATTGTAGAATATTTTAGTAGACGGCCCCAAATTCAAGAACGGCTCACCGAACAAATTTTTCATGCTTTGCAATTCATTTTGGAGACGGATGATATTGCTGTAGTAGTTGATGCTACACACCTATGTGTTTCTTCAAGGGGCGTGGAAGATAACTCAGCATCTACCATAACTTCTAAACTAGGCGGTGGTTTCAAAACTGATCCAGCCGCCCGTGCAGAGTTTATGCGATTGGTTTCTTCAACCGACCAGCGATAAGAGTTTCTGTTGCCGGATCATTTGGGAATAGGTAATAAGTTTTGATACCGTCATTATACCATTTTCGTCCTGCAACAGCACTCTTGCCAAACATTGGATTCTTTTCACCAGCAGATTGACCTTTTTTACTTATGGAAATCTTTTGTTTACTTTCTTCACTATGGGTTTTACCAACCCATGTACCCGGAAGACCTTTGTTCCAAGCAGTCTTACCTTTGCCGGCATCTGGTCAATGGCTCAGGGTAATCCATGGGACTGTCCTATTCTGTTTAGCATATTGAAAGCAAAAAATGAACAAACGAATTAAAGAAATCGCAGATGACTGCGGCCTATACATTGCATACGATAACAAAGCAGTGACTAATAAAGAGATAGAATTCTTTGCCGAGATGATTGCGAAAGAATGCGCTAATATCTGCATGGAGCTTGCTGCAAAATGTGCAGGATTGCCCTATGAGGGTGCATTAGCAATTGATTGTGCTAATTTGATTAGACAAGATTTCGGAGTTGAAGAATGAACATACAACCTAAAGATCCGAGCAAGAAACATTTCTATGTCAGCCTGGTAAAAAGTGCAATTAGAATTATAGCTGGTCTATTCCTAATTACTGGTAACTTGCTAATAGCAGGTTATTGCTTAATCATAGCCGAACTGCTCGGTATTGTTGAGGAAGTTGTATGAGGAATCTTGCACTAGTTGACGCAGTAGTAGCACTGCATGAAATAGCCCGCACAGTTGAAACTGAAGTAGGTCACGGTCAACTTAGCGATGACATTCGAAAATGTGCAGATCGGTTGCATCACCTCAGTATAGCAGAACGACAATGGTCTATCGAAGCTGAAGATGCTATTAACAAGGCTAAAAATGATATTCAATAAAATCAAAGAACTCAAAGACAAGGGATTAAAGATTGGAATCACTTTTTCCCAGTTCGATTTGCTTCACGCCGGGCATATTGCCATGCTTAGCCAAGCTAAGAATCATTGTGATTATCTTATTGCTGCACTACAAAACAATGCTCAATGGGATCGTCCCGAAAAGAATGAACCCATTCAAAGCATAGTTGAGCGACAGATTAGTCTGAGTGCTGTCCGTTTCGTAGATGAAATTGTAGTCTACAACACGGAGAAGGACCTTGAAGATATTCTGCTTACACTACCGATTGATGTTCGCATTTTGGGTGTAGAGTACAAAGACAAAGAATTTACGGGCAAAAATATCTGTGCCAAAAGAAACATTGAATTAGTGTTCAATGGGCGTGACCATTCTTTTAGCTCTAGTAGCTTGAGAAAACGAGTAGTAGAAGCACAATCAAAGGTAAAATAATGTCAAGAGTTTACGAAGAATTTTCACATAATTACGGTATCAGTAATATTCAAACAGTTCGCGACCAGTCGTTTAAGCGCCGCATGGATAATTATAATTATACCTCTGCTCAATACTATAATACCCATAGAGAAGAAATGTTCGACATGGATATTTCTAGAAGTGGGTTTGAACGTTTAGTCGATTTGGATAAACGATTTAATGCCTGTATGACTCAAGATAGAGAAGAGGCATATGATAAGTACCTAATGCTCTTAGCACTACATCGTTAAGGGTAATTCAATAGCGGTCTTAGGCTCATCCCGCTTGACAAATTCTGCTGCCTGTGATATAATACAACATAGGAAAAATAATGTCAAACCAACCAATCAGTTACAAGTATACAAGTACAAAAGAGTATCACGATGCTTTTCCCTGTGCCTATCGACAGTATAAAGCAGACAGCCATTGCCGATTTTTGCACGGATATGCATTTAGTATGAAGTTCTATTTTGGAACTAACGATTTAGATGCACGCCGCTGGGCCGCAGATTACGGTGGTCTGAAAGAACTAAAGCAAATATTAGAGAGTCAATTTGATCACACTACATTAGTGGCCGAATCAGATCCGCAGTTAGACTGGTATAAAGAGGCGGAACAGCGTGGCATCATGAAACTAACTATTCTCCCTAATTTAGGATGTGAAAGTCTAGCTGATATGCTTTATAAGTATGTCAACGGTGTTTACATTCCTGAAATGTGGGGTGAAGGTGAAGCCGCACGTCTCTGGTGCTATAAAGTAGAAGTGCGTGAGACACAAAGCAACATGGCGTTTAGGGAAGGGCACAGATGCTGGAACGAAGACCTTTTTGCGTAAACTTTGGCGTATCTGGGCCAAAGCACTTGGGGAGAAAGCAGGTAGTACGGATCGGGAAGCTGACCGCATTGCTTGCATTCGCACCTTCATTGTGTTAACATACATCATAACAAACTGCTTTATCATGGCAGGCGTAATCAAACACTGGAATCAATAATGAGTAAATTAAAAATTAGTGAGTTGTTCTATAGTATTCAGGGCGAGGGAAAGTATATGGGTGTTCCTTCTGTGTTCCTTCGTACATTCGGGTGCAACTTTACTTGTTCGGGCTTTGGTATGCCACTGGGTGAGATGAGTACAGAAGCGGAAGAGATTTCGCAAGTTGCACACATGTTTGCAAAATATGAAGACTTGCCATTAGTATCTACTGGATGTGATAGTTATGCATCGTGGCATCCTAATTTTAAGAATCTAAGCCCAATGCTTACTAGTGAAGCAATTGCCGATCGTATCACCGAAATCATTCCGTTTGGTGAATGGCGTGACGAGCATCTTGTTATCACAGGTGGCGAACCACTATTGGGTTGGCAACGTGCCTATCCAGACTTGCTGAACAATCCAAAGATGAAGGCATTGAAAGAGATTACATTTGAAACAAATGGTACTCAGAAACTTACCCCGGAGTTTAAGTCATACTTGGCCAAGTGGAATAGCGAAGTAGGGAAAGAACTTACGTTCAGCGTAAGTGCCAAACTACCTTGCAGTGGTGAGAAGTGGGAAGATGCAATTCGTCCAGAAATTGTATGCGAGTACGAAGAAGTCGGTACAGCATACTTGAAGTTTGTAATTGCTACAGAGCGTGACTTTGCAGATGCAATGGTTGCAGCAACACAGTTTCGTGAAGCTGGGTTCAAAGGTCATGTTTATCTGATGCCAGTTGGCGGTGTCGAAAGTGTTTACACACTGAATAGCAAAGCAGTGGCTATCATGGCAATGAACGCAGGAGTGCGATATAGTGATAGACTCCAGGTACCTCTTTTCAAAAATGAATGGGGCACATGATTAGTACTCGCATCTTAGATAACGACATGGGTGCAGTATTAAAGTCACCGCTGACTGGCAGGGGTACCGTCCATGGAATCACGGTTGAGCTTGGTAAAGTTAAACTCCCTGAGTTCGATGTGGGCATCCTCGAAATATTGGCTGCTGACATGAGTATGCCTCGCTTCACTGAACATGCAGCAGGAAACTTGCAAAATAGTGAGCTAGAAGCACAATTCATTGCAGCATACAAGGCATACGTTGTGCCCATCAACAAGAGTCCTAGGAGATACTGATGATGGGTGTGGGGTCTTATCTGGAAGACACGGACTACTTTTACCATAATCAGCATCTAACTACTGAATTGAAGTTTGTCTTCTTACCCAAGCAATGCAATCTATCAGGTAATCGTATATGGTTAAAGTACGCATACAGACTAAATGCAGTGTGGAATGGTCCTGGCACACCCGTGGTTGAAACAAGATGGCATGACGCACGTAGACATATTATTTGGAAATTAAAACAATGAAGACATACAGTAAACGGATCGGTTTTTTAGTAAGCTATCAGACATTAGTTCCTCACGGCGGCATAGGCCAGTTTACTAAGAGCTTTGTTGAATTGATGAGCATGAACGATATCAAAGTTGATATCATCACTGACAAGGAGCCTGCTAACACTGAATTTATCACTGCACTAAAAGATGCAGGTGCTAACATCATAGCGCCACTTGAGTCCCTAAAGTACACCACTCACTCAGGTATCTTTATGTACGGTGATAGTTTTTGCTATGAACGCATGGCAAACTTTCGTAATGCGATTGTCGAGGCATTAGAAGTAAATTTGTACGATGCATTTGTTTGTAATACATACGAAACCGTGCAAGTTGCTAGTACTATGGGTCTTGAAGACTGTATTCAAGTAATCGCATACACTCATTTGGAAAGTCAAATATTCAAAGATACGAAGAATCCCTTCCTGCATAATGTTAATGAAATGATGCGCCAGCAATTGACCACTAACAACATTTATCTAGGAACTCAAAGTAAATTCAATCAGTTGCAATTTGACAATGCATCTCATCTTCCGATTCCTATCACCGAACGAGGGTTGTTAGAGGAACATCATATCCCTCGCGAAGGGGTGTTGTTTATTGGTAGGTGGGAAGAGGGCAAGAACCCTGAACTTTACCTAGAATTGATAGAACAAACTAAACTTCCTGCTCGTATCATGACCAATGCAAATGGGGCTAAGAAGTTTGAGGATCGCCTTAAGAAGATGGGTATCACTGATTATAAGATTGGTGTTAGCATCATTGGTCAAGAAAAAGTTAATTTCATTACAAGTTGCAGAGTTGCATTCAATCCTAGCAATGTAGAGAGTTACGGTATGGCTTTCTACGAACAGATCATACAATTGCCCACATTTTGTCTACTGAGTCAGCGCTGGACCAAGAATTTTGAAGGTAGACTATTTTTTGAAACTACTAAAAAAGAAATGGTAGAAGATGTACTAGGTGCATACGACCGATTCTCGACTGCAAAGGATTGGTACGGTAATGGAATATCATTGGTACATGCTAGCCAAATAGAAGATAGCGTATTTCACAAATGGAATGAATGTTTCAATAATTTTGAAAGTAAAAAATCAAATAGTAGCACAGCAAAGATTTGCAACGAGTCAACTACTACTGTTGGCTCCTTCATCGAAGCACTCGGGCGAGGTGTTATCTGTATTGATGATATTCGTAGTGTATTGACTAACAAGCACAAATTCCGTGTCATCTACACAGATTCGGATACCTACTTGACTAAAGATCCTAGCTATGAACCACAAGAGGAAACAACTGCCGGTTTGTTTGAATTCGTATGAAAAAGATTTTAATTACAGGCAACTCGGGCTACATCGGCTCGCATCTTTCCAAGATGCTGAAAGATGAGTATGAAGTTCATGGGCTTGATATAGTACCCAATCAAGTTGAGGTAACAACTCAGCACACGATTGACATTCGTAGAATGTTCACTTTGGATCAAGAGTACGATGCAATCATTCACTTGGCTGCACTTGTAAACGTTGGTGAAAGTGAATTGAAGCCTCTAAGCTACTACATCACTAACTTGAATGGTACAATGAATGTACTTAACAAGATAGAGACAAAGAACTTTATATTCGCTAGTACAGGTGCAGCAGTAGGTTGCGAGTCAGCATATGGTATCAGTAAACGAGCAGCAGAAGATGTGGTTCGAGAGTACTGTACTGTTCACAACCCTACTGCGTATACTATCTTTCGATTCTACAATGTGATCGGTATTGATGGGTTTGCACCTACGAATCCTGATGGATTGATGCACAACTTAATGAAGGCACCTGAGACTGGTGAGTTCACTATCTTCGGTAATGATTACGATTGCAGTGATGGTACGTGTGTGCGCGACTACGTTCACGTGAATGAAATTTGTGATGCATTGCGTACTGCGATTGAAAACCCAAGCAACGGGGTAGAGAGTTTGGGTCACGGGGTAGGTCATACGGTTAGCGAAATAGTCGATCTGTTCAAAAAGGTCAATGAGGTGGACTTTACGGTAAAGATCGGGCCAAGACGGAAAGGTGACCTCGCATCCTCTGTGCTAGCAGAAGTGTCGCCCTACATGAAAAATATTTACACTATGGCAGAATTGTTAAAGGTTGACAAGTAATGATTATTGTGTTAAGATACGTATTACTCAATCTTATGGATAACCTATGACAATCAAGCGTATCGGCTTTGCCTGCAAATTTTCTGAAATTAACAGTAAAGGTGAGGTCGCTAGCATACCCGAGCTAAACACGGGTGGAACTACCCTTGCATGGGCCCGGCGCCAAACTAAGGCTGTAGCAGAAGAAAAAGTCATGGACGTTGCAAAACGCAACCTGCTGCATACTCATAACCTAGTTAAGAAAGTTGCATCACTTGCACCTGAACTACGTATGGTTCGGTTGACTAGCGATATGCTTAGTTTTTACACGCATCCGGAATGGCAAGACTTTTGGAAAGACAGCGATGTACAATCTAACCTTGCGCGTTGGTTTGCTCCCATCGGCGAGACTGCTCGACAGAACGATGTTCGTTTGAGTTTTCACCCTGACCAGTTTGTTGTACTAGCAAGTGACCGAGATGAGGTAGTCACTAATAGCATTAGAGAATTCGAATATCACGCTGATATGGCTCGTTGGATGGGCTATGGAAAACAGTTTCAAGATATGAAAATCAATGTACACATTAGTGGTCGTAAGGGTCCACAGGGCATTCGTGATGTATACAATCGCCTATCACCTGAGGCTCGCAACACACTTACACTTGAGAACGAAGAATACACACATGGACTATCTGACTGCTTATCATTATCTGACCTCGTACCTACGGTCATGGACATTCACCACACTTGGATTCGTGAGGGAGAATACATTTCCCCTACTGATCCGCTTGTACAACGTGTTATCGATAGTTGGCGTGGTGTTCGCCCTACTTTGCATTACAGTGTTAGCCGCGAAGATGTACTCATCGGCCATGCCCGATCTATCTTACCCGATCATGGTGCGCTGATTGCAGCAGGACACAACAAACAGAAACTACGGGCGCACAGCGATTACTTCTGGAATGATGCAGTGAACGACTGGGCGCTGACATTCTATGATAACTTTGATATCATGTGTGAGGCTAAGGGCAAAAACTTAGCCAGCTTCAAACTTTACGATACATATACTAATGCTACACAAACTAAAAAACCTATTCTCTAAAAAGCCCGAACCAGTAATTGAACCAATTATTGTTCCGGTAGTTGAACCTGCAAAGATAAAGAAGCCAGCCAAGGCCCGCAAACCTAAAGAGGAAAAGGTTGAAAAGGTCCTTACTGCTAAGGAAATAGCTACTGCGAACGATGAACCCTACGTCAACATTCTCAGCATGGAAGTCGACCCAGACAACATCAATGCAGGTTCGTTTGAGCTAGATTGGAATTCCAAGTTCATTTTGAATCTCAGTCGAGTTGGCTACCAGATGAAAGAGAACGACAAAGAGTCAGACATTATAGATCGATGGTTTCAAAATGTCTGCAGGAACGTGGCCTTAGAAGTCTATGAACAAGCACAAGCGGATCCCGAGAATCGAGACTTGCGCAAGATGACCTCAAAAGACATAGGAAACGGACGTTCTGAGGTAAGTTGACTACACAACTTATCAGAGTAATTATCATGCTAAAATTGACGCCCGATGCACTTAAAATCTCAATACAAAAATGTCTTGCTGCCAAGTTAACTTTTCCCGAGTCTAGTCAATTACAACAGCGCGGGATTGCAGACAAGCTAGAACTACAATGTAATATTATTCTGACAGAGGCATTCACTGAGGTAGTGCCTGCTTCCAGTCGCAGAAGTATTGAGGATATAACAGTAAACAATTGCTACATTGACCATAAAACTAGTGATACGGCACTAAAATTCAAAATGCCTAATTTGATTAGCATAGATAGATTGAAAACTTTGGATAAGCCTCTTATTTATAATTTTGTCAAATACGATAGTATCGAGAAAAAAATTATAGATATTGTAGTGATGGATGTATATGAGTTAAACTGGGATCATCTTAGCATTCAAAATTTAGGTGTAGGCCAGTTGCAAATTAAGAACATGGTTACATTTTTTGAATCTCCGAAAACTTCTTTGACTAAAGCTGAATGGATTGACCGTCTAGGAAAAGAAGCAGTTTCATTTTATGCGAAGTTGATGGTCAAAACAGAAAATAGAAAGAAAAAATGGATGTAGGGTTGCATACGATCCTTCCACAAAAATTATGCACAGTGACCTTTTCGTTATTGCATAAAAGGTTGACGGTAAATGGATTTAGTGCTATAATAGAGGCTTCTTACAGATAAATGAGATCAATTATATGCAGAAACGTCTTACTGTAGCAGCCGCAATCGATTCAATTTTTGTTCCTGACATTGAACCATTGCAGCAAGAATACCTCGTTGACAACGTAGTTGACGCAATTGAGAAGGTCCTGAAATCATCAGCTAAAAAGGCTATTGTTGTTCAGGCTCCTACTGGTAGTGGTAAAAGTTTTACTATCACTAATTACACTGCAACCATTGTTGCACAAAAGTTCAAAAAAATCAAAAACGTTTTCTTTGCTGCACCTTCTCAGGAATGTGTGGATGAGCCATTGGACAGCATGATGAAGTACGATGGTACTTACATGGGTAAGAATCTCGTAAAAGTGTATGACAGCAAGCAATTGAAATATGCATTGGAAAATGACATTGACTTGCCGGGTGACATTCGTTACTTTTTCATGACTACTCAATTCATGTATGGCTTGTACGAAGATTTTGATCCACTAAATCCCGATGACTTTGAACTGATGCTGCCTGATTTGATTTTCAATGACGAAGCGCACCGTGGCTTGGGTGTCCCTGACGCATCTACTACTAAAGAAGATCAGGGCACTAATAATAACAACTGGGAACCAAAATGGTTTGACATGCAAACTGCTATGATGAATGTTGGCACTGTTATCATTCACTTGACAGCAACACCCACACAAAGTCAGCGCATGAAAACACTAGTTGGTGCTGACATGTACTTGCAGTTGCCTACAATGCCTAAATTCAAAGAAGCTAACGCATTCACCTTTTTTGACTATCACGGTAACCGTGAGGACCTTTATGAAACACTTCACGCTGCATACAAAACATTTGCATGGCAAGTAAATGAAGTGCGAAATCAACAATTGTTGATTCCACAAAGTGTCTGGGACTCTATGACTGACAAGATGCCTAAGATGATGCCCGGCATTATTCTAAGTCTCGGTCGCAATAACGCAGTTAACGGTATTCCGATTGACGAAGTTATGAAAGATATCAAAGCGTTTGTAAAGCGCATTGATGGTGTGTTGTTCGTATCTACATCTAAAGAAAAACACTTTGACGGTGTGACTATCAAGCGCATGAGCGATGGCATTAAATTGGCTAATAGCCCTGCGTATCTGAATCGCCCTCTTGTGATGGTAGTTGTAGATTCAGGTAAAATGGGGATTAACATCCCTCGTTTGATTACCGCAGTTGTTTGCAAAGTGCCCGCACAGAAAGTTATTCACAATAGCTACACTCAGTTTGTTGCACGTACTTGTCGTTTGCCTTTCTTCCGTGATCATGCAATGGGCATTGAATTCATTCGTAAGCTGAAAGAATCAGACAATGTGAAATCGTTGATTTGTTCTTACTATTCACTAATGTCCACATCGTTTGCTATCTTGCCACAAGATACTGAATTGATGAAATTAGTTGAAGAGTTTTATACAGCAGATACGTTTGACATGGTAGATGGTATTGACTACATTTTGAAGGGAGTATTCGGGCAGAAAGATCCAAAAAAGTTATTGTCTGGCTTGCGGCTCGCATTCGACAACGGTCAGCTAAACCAACTTTTTCGCAAAGATCATTGCGAAGCCTGCAAGGGTGTTTGCTTTGAACAAGCAGTGAAGGGTTATATTGAGCAGTACGGGGACGACTCCAGCACATTAGGTGACTTTATTGAAGATTGGAAAACCACTCTACAAGTAGATCACATTGATGGTAACCGTTACAACAATGACCCATCTAATCATGCAACTGTTTGCCCGAACGTACATATGCTTAAGACACAACGACAGCGTGATTTTTTGAACACCTACGCTTTCGGTAAAAAGAAGACTTGACATTTTCTAAATAGTAGTATATAATAAATACATGACAACATACGCCCTCATCGATACTGCCAACACTTTTTTCCGCGCCCGTCACGTTGCCTCGCGCGGCACTGATGCGGAGGAAAAGGTAGCACAAGCCTTGCACATTACATTTGCAAGTGTCAATCAAGCGGTCCGTCGGTATGGAATTGATCACGCGGTATTCTGTCTTGAAGGCCGCAGCTTCCGTAAGGACATATACGCTCCGTATAAAAAGAACCGCGTGGTTGATGCACAATCAGTTACTGAGGCTGACAAAGCCGAATCTGAATTATTTTGGGATACGTATGAAAAGTTTTGCACGTATATTCGAGAGAAAACTAACGTAAGTGTCCTCAGGCACCCGCAAGCCGAGGCTGATGACATGATTGCACGTTTCATTCACTTGCATCCCGACGACGAACATTTTATCATCAGCACGGATACTGATTACGATCAATTAATTACCGAAAAAGTAAAAAAATATAACGGAGTCCTAGGTGAGCTTGCAACTCTACAGGGATACTTCAAAGAGACGGGCAAGCCCGTACTAGACAAGAAAACTAAAGAACCTAAGCTGTTGGAAGACCCTGAGTATATTTTATTTTTTAAGTGCATCCGGGGAGATTCTAGCGATAATATTTTTTCGGCATATCCGGGCGTGAGGGAAGTAGGTAGCAAAAACAAAGTTGGTATCAAAGAAGCATATAACGACAGACACCGGCAGGGATTTTCGTGGAATACGCTGATGTTGTCTCGCTGGATCGACCACAATGAAGTTGAACATCGTGTGCGTGATGATTATGAAAGAAACCGCACACTCATCGACCTGTCCGCGCAGCCCCAAGATTTGAAAGATGCGTTCGATAAATGTATTATTGAATCATTACAACCTAGAAACACATCACAGGTGGGAATTCACCTGATGAAGTTTGCCGGTCGGTACAATTTACCCAAGATTGTTGATCAAGCCGAGGTCTACTCCAAATGGCTCAACAGTCCCTACACTGGTTCATTGCTTAACAAAGAGGTAATTTGATATGAGTAAAAATATTCAGTTTGATATTAGCAGTCTTGTTCGTACTCTTAATCAAGAGCAGTTGGGTATGCTGATCGACACCATGATCGACCTGTACGTTGAAACGTATGGTCTGGAAGATATCAACTTTGAGCAGGAAAAGCCCGAAGTGCCTAACTACTCACTAGAAAACACTACTAGCGTAAAAGAATATCTGAAGAAATTTCAACTATGAACAAAATCTACTACGAAAAAGTTGGACGCAGGTACAAGCCTGTAGCAGAATACGACAACACCTGGATGGACAGTTTTCCCAAGGGTAGTCATCTTATTATGTGTTATCCCGGAGGCACCAGCCGCAGGTTCAATATTGATCCCAACTATGCTGCAATGATTGCTGCTGGCCGTGTGGCCGAGGATGCAGTTTGTCGAGCAATCAGCAAAGCTAGTGAACTACGGCCTACTAGGACTCCTATTACGCCCGGGCAGCAGACGGCATGGAAGAAATTAGCGGAAGAATTGGGAGACGATCTGGCCAGCCTCAACGGATTGTGTGTGCGTGATTGTGCCGAAGCTGGCGTCAAAGCAATGCAAGAAGAAGCAGAGAAATTACTCTCCATACCTAGTGTACGAAAAGCATACGAACATTTTATGTTCCTGTGCGAATTAACAAAGGATCACAATGAACTTAGTAGCTAAACCTATCATCAAGAATCAGTACTGGGTAGTAACTGATGGCGGGAAAAAAGTCGGTAATGTAGTCGCAGAGGGCAATGGATTCGATGTAAAAATCGGAAACAACATTGAACACTACGACACTACACGGGCAATTCAAAAGACAAAGAATATCGAATTCACTAAGATTGAAAAGTCAAAAACTACTGAACCTCCCTTTGCAGTATTCCCTACAAACAGGAACAATATCTATAACAGTGTATTGGATGTTCGCAAGCGTTTGCACCTATATACAACTTCTCCCAAGAGTAAGTGTTACTTCGCGGCCGGTTGGTTCGCAGTAAAACAAGGTGCTGAGTTCGCTGTAGTTTTTTGCCCGAAGTACATATTTGTGCAGCGTTATGACTATATTGGTCCTTTTAAGACCGAGAAAGAGGCAAATAGTAGCATAAATAGTGCATGAGCAATATAAAAAAGTTTATTGATAAGATAGCAGTTAGTGAAGGTAGGCAGTCGCGTGAAGTAATGCTAACGTTGAATGATGCCAAAGAACTACGTGATGAGATTATGAAAATCTTATTGGACCAACACGAACATAAAGCCGAACCAGAAACAATTCAAGTTGTGCTGACGGGCGGAAAATGGTAATCTAATGAGCAGAACACAACCAAAAATCGTACTAGAGATAGTAGACAAGACTACGTACAAATGCGACCAGATCGTAGAAGCTGCTGGAATATGGGCCGTGTTTTATGACGACTGCCCTATCAACTTGAAAAGTCAGCACTACTTGGATAGTGAAGCTGTACCCAAATATAAGAAGACTAGTTTTAGTAATCCCGGTCATGCAAGAAACCTGTGTCGTAAGCTGAATGCACAATTCAAAACTGATAAATTTAGTGTTGTGTTTTTAACAAATGGCACTAAAGTTTATCCGGATGACTAAACCATCCGTCAAGGAATTGATTACTAAGGCTGTAGTGAGTCAGCTTCCTGTTACATGGGCTGACTGGCCACTAGAAGATGTAATGAAGAAATGGTGGCAGACTGGTGTGCGAGGCGATAGTTTAAGGCTGACGGAGATGGGCGACATGGCGTTTCGTCTGGCAGAAATTGAGTTCTATCAATATGACTTCACAAGTCCCATAGAAGGTAGTTATCATAATTACATCCTTTCTCTGAGCAGAAAAATCAAATGCCCTTATTTCTTAGGAGTAACAAAGAATGAAGGAAAAAAGAATAGACCTCATATTCGGCTCTACGATAGTAAGATTGCTATGATGGTTAGCTTATATGGGAATATAGACAGCTACTTAAAGTCTCTAAAAGCAAGATAATATAAAGAGGAAATCATGGAATCAATCATCACATTTATCGTCAAATTTATTGCTGTACTTGCTGTAGGAATACTGCTAGGAATACTAATAGAGGTTTACTTTGCAACTTCTGTTTTCGCAGCCCAGCCAGCTAAAACCTCGGCAGCGCCATCAGCGACTACCGCTCCACCTATGAAGCTAGCAAAAAAGAAGGTTGATCGTGACCGCGAAGCACGAGAGCTTAAAGCTAAAAAAGCTAAAAAGTAATATATTATATGCTGATTCATGGCATAAATACATGTAGTTAGAGTTCTATTCAAAAACTCAAATTAAACACACACACTTAGGAGATTAATATGTTTAACGCAGCATCATACGCCTTTATCGACGGCGTTTCGGATTTCAAATTGAAATTTGTCGACCAGACCGTACAACACGACGGTATCAAAAACACGCTCAACGGTTTCGTTGAAGCGCAACGTAAATACACCAAAGCAGCAGCAGACGCAGGAATGCAAAGCATGATGTCCTTAGGTATGATTTTTACCAGCAAGTCATTCTATGATGATGTTACTGAACAAGTCAAAACCTTAGTACCGGCTACTGACCTTTTCAAAACTACTAAAGCTAAAGCTAAGAAGGCAGTTTAATCATGGCTGCTCTGAATGCAGTCAGTAACTTTTTTACTGAACTGTTCACTAGCTTTGAGAAACCACTAACGCACGGGGCCAGACTAGAAGCATATATTGTCTCTAATAATCCGCAAAACGCGGATGATATAGACCGGCTGACCCGTGAGTACGAGCAGAATGGACTACGTCCATTCCATTGGGGTAGAGGTAGCTAATATGTCAGATTTAATTAAAAAGATCGAATCTGGAGAACTCGGGCAAACACTAGCCCCATGGGCTGTTGCAGCCATGATTATTTACTTGGTGATAGCACAATGAAAACTATTCTTAAAATTATTAACTCATTATTAGAGACCGCCGGACGTGTACGTGCCGGCATGCGCGTAGCCCGTACCGGTGACTATGCTGCCGCCCGCAAAATAATGTTGTCTAAGTAGTCATGCCCTATATAGTACGGAGAGTACTGTACGATGAGTACGAAAAATACCGTACCCACTTGAAGGAGCTTGATGCGGATAGCAAGTACTTACGCTTTGGCTTTACTGTCACCGATGAAGTACTGGACCAATTATGTGATGGTTTTGTGAAAGATCACACCCATCACATTTTGTTCTGTATCGAAAATGATAGTTTAGAGTTTATTGCATTAGGGCATGTTGCTACTTCTGATGGCATGGAGCTAGCTTTTTCTGTTCTGAAAGAACATCAGGGAAAAGGTATGGGAGATGCATTGATGAAACGATGTATTCAGTGGTGCCGCACTCACTCTATTCTAACAGGGTGTATGGTATGTCTGAGTCACAATCGGGCTATCAGGCATCTTTGTACTAAGCATGGAATTCATTTCCATTCTGAACACGGTGAGACAGAAGCTAATATAGAACTGGATGCACCTGAACTTGATACTTTCATTAATGAAGGTATAGACAGCAATTTTGCAGCACTAGATTACATGGGCAAGAGAAACCGATTGCCCTGGATCTTTACTCAACAAACACTTGACAATATCTTAAAATAGATATAGAATAACATATAGGAGACACTCATGTCACAATTCGAGACACCAAAACTACCAGAAATTAAGTTTAACAAAAACGGTTACGAAATTCGTGCTGATGTCCTGGCAATGGCTAAGGATATGCTTCAGCAAGAATATTCATCAAAGTTTGCAGGATGGGAACTGACAGCAAAGCGGGATGAAGCAACCGGACAACTAGTAACAACTATCGGCATGCCCGTGTTTCCGGGGCTAGATAAAATTATCGAGACTGCGGAAAAGATGTATGGTTTCGTAAACCAGACAACTCGCAAGTAAAAACATTAGCCCCTTAATCGGGGCTTTCCTACGGTTGACATTAAATGGTTTTGGGTATATAATGTACACATACACTGAAAAACAAGGAACTAATATGAAACTCAATATCAACGACAAAGTAGAATGGTTTTCTGCTGCAGGCTTGCTGAATGGTTCTATTAAGAATGTGGTTCTGAGCGAAAATGCTCAATATGAGACTGTTCCTTGGATTGACATTGAAGTTATCAACAAATTTGGTCGTCCTTACTCGGTTCGTCTGTGCGCAACTCACAGCAACCTGATCATGATGCAAGTATCCAAAATTTGACATTAAATGGATTTGGGTATATAATGTACACATACACTGAAAAACAAGGAACACAAATGCAAATCGGAACTATCATCAAATCGTTTGACTTCCCCGGCAACTTGAACTGCTACATGGTTGGTACCGTGACAAAGGTAGAAGGCGACTTCATTACTTGCGTGACAATCAAACAAGTGTTTGACGGCAAAGCATTGCCCAACGAAAAGTTCAACAAAGAGTTCCGCACAGTGGTTCAGGGTGCTGGTATGTTTGACGAATCCTTTCTGCGAGTAGTCGTTGTAGGTTGACATTAAATGGTTTCGGTGATATAATAGAATCTTAAACAGTAACAAGGAATACATCATGGCAGGCAAAGCAAAATCGGTCTATCTGACAGTCACCCCAAAAGGTTCACTGTCAAGCGTGTTTCGCAAGGTTTTCTTTGATGCTAAGGCATTCAACGAATTCGTGAAGTCAGAGGAATTCAAAGAAAAATATCCATCTGAGAAATTTCAGATTCTCAAGGAAATTTATTAATTAACTGACTCCTCTCTCCCCGCTTTTCATAACTTATCACATTCACTAGAAAATCTCAATGACTAAATCTATCCAAACAGTTCAGCTTGCAAAACCAACAAAATCTTCGACCGGTGGAACCATCACTTATACGAAGACCGGATTGATTCATACTCAAAAATAAGAGGTTAGCATGAAAAACTTTTTGCTAGGTACAGTGTTTGGTATCATTCTCGCTACTGTAGGCTTCGGTGGTATCGCCCGAATGCTGGACAAGACAGTAGAGCAAACTAAAACCATCGTACAAGACCAAGCCAAGTAATGGCCTGGATCGCGGTTATCTGTTTGATTTTCGCAGGACAATTCGGGCTTGCTGTATTGTTAGCAATTATTTTAATTTTAGGGGGTTATTGATATGGGTCTTGATATGTACGCTTACGTGGCTAACAAAGCCAATCAACGTAGTGAATATTACGAAACCGCTGAGTGGGATGAAAAGCTGAGACACTACACTAATCCTAATATCTCCGAGCCGCGCGAGATTGCTTACTGGCGCAAGCACCCTGATTTGCATGGTTACATGGAACAGTTGTGGACAGAGAAGGGAATGCCCGGCACCGGTAATACTGATGCTGACTTCAATGGTGTCGAACTTGAACTGACTTGGACAGACCTTGAAAATCTTGAACGAGCCATCACACACAAACAACTTCCTCACACTGAAGGATTCTTCTTTGGCAAGAGTTATGATGACAGCTCCTTTAAGGACCTCGCTTTCATCGTCAGTGCAAAAGCGGAAATCTTCCTGGGCTTCAAAGTATTTTACAATTCAAGTTGGTAATATGAATACCTTGGTACTAGACAAGATGGTTGATTTTGATACCAGTGAATTGGGTTTCATGGGAATGGTAATTCCAGTTCACACTCAGGAAGCAATCACTGGATATTTGATTCGCGGTTGGAAGCCCGGTGGGTTTCTGACTGCAATGCTTGCTGGTGACTTGTTTCGTGCAGTGAACTCGGCTGACACCGCTAATCGTCAAATGATGTGGGCTATCGGCAGATTCATTATGACCAGTCTACCCGAAGGCTGCTGGGGTAGTTATGACAATGTGCATGACTGGAGTACTGACAAAAATAATATCCGCACCGAGTACGTCACTAATCTTGAAAAGAACTATATTTGGGAAACACTGCAGGGCAACAGGACTTGACAATAAATCGGATTTGTGTTATACTTGTAGCTTAAATCAGATAACGGAGTAAAAATGTCAGCAGGTTGGATCAACAAACTTAACGAATCAGATAGCCGCCTTCATAAAGAAGATGTAGTGCTGCAAGCACTAGAGGCCGCTACGCTAGGTAGCACCAATGCAATTCAATTTCTGAATCTTGCTAAGTCTTGCTACAACCCCTACGTGACATTTGGTATCAAAAAGATTCCTGACACAGTTGGTATCATTGATGCGGAAAATCCATGGGATGAATTCTCCGAGTTACTTGACTCATTGCGTGAGCGCGAATTAACTGGTCATGCTGCACGTGATGCTATTCAAGAAATGGCAGAGCGTTTTGATAGTGATGAATGGAACACGTTCTGTGCCGCAGTATTGCGCAGAGACCTTCGTGCAGGTATCTCTAGCACCACACTCAACAAAATCTGTAAAAAGACTGAATATGAAATTCCAGTCTTTGGTTGCCAACTAGCAACTAACAGCGAAGGTCGCCCCGAAATGAAGGGCAACAAACGTCTTGAACCTAAGCTGGATGGTGTTCGTGCATTGTTCACTGTTATCCCTAGCGATAGCGGACTTACAGTGATATGTTTCAGTCGTAACGGCAAAGTGTTTGAAAACTTTACTCACATTGAAAATCAAATCCATGATAATTTTAACAAGCTAGTTCATGCTTGTCACGGCGTAGATCAAGGTCGTAGTTTAATCGAAGGGTTTGTGCTTGACGGAGAAGTGATTGGTAATACATTCCAAGAACTTATGCGACAAGCACGGCGTAAGAGTGATGTTCAAGCTGAGGATTCAGTACTCAATATCTTTGACATTATTCCTCTAGCCGACTTCCGTCGAGGTCACTGGAATGCTCAACTAAAAAAGCGTATTGCACTACTTGATGCTATTCGTCCTGTCGTTGACGCTATGCCCAACGTTGAATTGCTACCACACATCATGGTTGATCTTGACACCGCAGCAGGTAAGGATCAACTTGAACGTTATGCTAAAGACAACGTTAACGCAGGGTTCGAAGGCATTATGATTAAGAACATGGATGCCCCTTATGTCTGCAAACGTAGCACAGACTGGATGAAATGGAAGCCAGTGATTACAGTAGACTTGGAGGTCATTGGTGTTGAAGAAGGTACTGGACGTAATGAAGGTCGACTTGGAGCACTGGTCTGCTCCGGAGTGGACGACGGAAAAGAAATTACCGTCAATGTTGGCAGTGGGTTTAGTGATGGTGACCGAGACAGTTATTGGACTGACTCTGCTATCGTTATTGGTCGCACTGCTGAGGTCATGTGTGACGTAATCACGCAGAACCAAGACGGAACGTATTCACTACGATTCCCTCGCTTTGTCCGTTTTCGTGACGACAAATAATTTTTTAGTGTATAATCTGTTTTTATAGGAGTTTTATGTTTTTAATTCTAATTGGTTTGATGTTTGGTATTATTATTGCAGTGGGCATTAGTATGCTACTGCAAAAAACTACACTCGGTATTATTGCAGGCAGCACATTCTTTCTTGCTGCACTAGTGTTCTCAACCTTCACTGTTATTAGTGCAGGTCATACTGGAGTACAAGTTACACTAGGCGAAGTTAATCCCGTCCCGTTGACTGAAGGTGTTCACTTCGTGAATCCAATTAGTGCAATTAAAGATGTTGATGTTCGATTGCAGAAGGCAGAGCTTAAAGGTGCAAGCGCAGGTACCAAAGACTTGCAGGTCGTGCATACCGATATCGTAGTCAACTTTCGACTTGATGCAAAGAATGTTGCACACATCTATAAAGAGTTTGGACTGAATGTTGACGAAAAGGTGCTTGGCCCTGGTATCAATGAAGCATTCAAAAGTGTGACTGGTCACTTTACTAGTGAAGAACTAATTACTAAACGAGACCTTGTTAGTCAAGAAATCCTTGCTCACTTGGTTACTAAGATGGCTCCGTTCAACATCACCGTAAGCAATATCAGTTTGGTTAACTTTGGATTCAGTCCAGAGTATCAACGTGCAATTGAAGCGAAGGTGATCTCCGTGCAACAAACTGCTAAAGCGGAACAAGACTTGCGCCGTATTGAAGTTGAAGCTAAAAGTCGTGTAGCACAAGCCAAGGGTGAAGCAGAAGCTATTCAAATTCAAGCACAAGCTATCCAAAGTAATGGCGGTCAGAACTATGTTCAACTGCAAGCAATTGGTAAGTGGGATGGTAAGTTGCCGGCAACAATGCTTGGCGGCAGCACTGTACCATTTGTAAATATTAACAAGTAATTGAGTAGGTAAAATGGAATTGTTGTTGTGGTGTTTGTAGTAGCATGCCTGGCTATTGCATATTTATATCGGGTGAAGATTACCAAGGCTCACGTGATGGAGATGCATCGGTTGTCTGCTAAATCTAATACAGCAGTGCAAGAAATGTTGCAGCGGCGCGCGCGCCGTGAACGTATCGAAGAAGCTGCACGTGCAGTATTGCGTACTCATCCGAACTATACTCACAATCGTTTCAATCCTCGCAATCCCGATGTTCTATTAGCCGAACATAGAACATTAATTGATCCTGCTACTTTGCTGCCGGTGATGTTTTTTCAAAATGAATTGAATAGTCCGACTTCCGAAACGCCCGCAGAAATTGCACAGTCATATAGTGCTTCTGAATCAGAACGTAGTAGCTACAGTTCTAGCTCAAGTGACCCAAGCTATTCTAACTCCAGCAGTGATAGCAGCTACAGTTCTAGCTCAAGTTATTCTAGTTCATCGGATTAACAAAATGAAAATTACCCCAGGATGGTGGTTGGTGTATGTCAGTATTGCTTACTGGATCGTAGGCCTAACGAATATTTTTCTTTACAAATTTGTACCATTTGAGTATGTGCAATTTGCATATTGTGTTATACTAAGTTTACCGCTATGGATTCCACCTGTAGCACGTTTTTGCAACATGAAAGTAATTTGGAGAAAATAATGGCTAGTTTAGCAGATTATTTTGCAAAGCATCGGTACATGGGTAAGTACAATCTAGGTGACCGAGTATTTGGAAAATGGAACAAGATTCCATTCGCAGGCACCGTCGGTAATGATTCAGTGGTAAGCGAAGTTGAAGGACCTAGAGTTACTATTCACTTGTATCTTCCTATCAAGTTTGAAGGGGTGATTCATCAATATATCGTAGTCAAGCCCAAAGACATTAAAAAGTTAGTAGAATTTTAAGAGTAATATTATGGTAACGATTGTAAAAAGTGAATGGCATAGTGTTGAAAAACGATTCTCCATCCACGTGGATGTAGCATTGATGACCGAGATTTATCCTGATTTGGATACTGATGAAATCGTACAAAAATTAGATGACCTCGAAAGTGGTATTATTGATTTTGATATTATCCTATCTGATGCACAAGAGAATAATGTGGATCTAGACTTTGATTGGATAGATGAGGATGACTGGTGGACTGAGCGCAAAGGTGGATACGAAGTAACATATGAAACTCAGAATGAAGAATAAATTCAAAGAGTTAGCTGTCAATGCAGGCGCATATACTGATGTGAGCGGAAGATGGATTAGTGCAGCGGGCATGGAAAAGTTCGCCGAGTTGATTGTGGCGGAATGTATTGACAAGATTGAAACATATCGTATTCCAGTTGGTAATAGTGCCGCAGGCGAAATGGCGTGTGAATGGACCTATGATGCGTTGAAAGAGATTAGGGACGAGATTAAAGAACATTTTGGAGTTGAAGAATGAACGACTTATGGTTAATCGCCATGTATGTGCTGGGCATTGTGCAGGGCGTTATTTTTGGATTCGTGTTGTGGGCGCCGGACAGTGCTTTCAAGCAGGGTTTCATTAACGGCATTACCTTAAAATTTTTATGGGCAAAACGATGAAAGAAGATTTCGATAC